TGCGACGGCTCGCCGACCTTGTTCGACGGCTCCCACATGTAGTTGTTGTCGCCATCCTTGACCTTGCGGATCGCGGACACCGACCGACGGTTCATCAGCCAGCGAGCATTGTTCCGATAGGCCGACTTGGGCGCGTAAACCAAGTCCTGCAAGCAGTCGAAGGCGACGCCCAGGGTGGTGGCGTGACCGCTCTTGATGAAGCCGAGCTTGCCCCAAACGTAGTTGGCGTCGGCCACCGTGGCGTACGACAGAATCCCCTTCGGTTGCTTGCGACCGTCGCCGCTGATGAAGGCGGTGCCCTCCTGCTCGGCGAACTCGATGCTGACTTCGTCTGCCAACCAGGCCGCGATGTCGAAGTTGGCGTCCTCGAGCATCGACTGGGTAATCGCCGGCTGAGCCCAGAGGGTCTTGGCGCCGAAGTCGAGCACCGAGATCTTGGGGGTATTGGTCTCGGTCGGGCCTTCGGTTTCGCTGTCGGTCCAGCCCGAGGTGGTGCCCCCCAGGTTGACCGGCTTCTTGTAGCCGCCGCCGCCGATCGTCCGGACCGTGGCCAGGTCACGGACGGCCGAGACTTTGCCCAGGACGCGGTCGATCGTGGTTTCCATTTCCGACGGGACGAAGATGCCGCCGTCCGGATCCGACTGGCGGGTCAGGGCGGCCTTGACCGCCAGGTCGGGCAGTTCAGCGTGGGCCGCGTTGTCGCCGCGGCGGAACCAAGCATTGAAACGCTCCGAATAGGCCTTGGCCTCTTCGGTTTGGCCATCGGCGCCGCCGGCCAGCTGGGCGGCAGCGACCTTCTTCGACATCTCGTCGATCGCGGCCTGCAGTTGGCCGACCGAGGCGTCGATCTTGGTGACCTTGTCGTCCAGGAGGACGTCGGCCTTGCCGTTCAGCTTTTCGTCGTTGGCCGCCTTGAAGGCGGCGAAGTCGCTCTTCAGCTCGGCCAGGATCTTGCCCGGGTCGGAGACGTCGGCCCGCGGGCGGGCGAAGTTCTTCAGGGCGCGGGGCAGCGGCGTAGCGCCCAGGGGGGCGCCGTTGGCGGCGGCGGCGAGCGCCGGGGTTGCGGCGAGCGCGATCGCGCCCGCCACGATGGCGTGCGTGGAGGTATGTTTCATGATCCTGTCCTTCAGGAACGGAGGGATTGAGACAGCTCGGCTGCGACGCCGAGCCACGACAGATCCCCAGCGCCAGGCGTGGGGGCTTCGAGGGCAGCGCCTGGCGTGCCCTTGATCTTGTTGATGCGGGCCCGCGCCTCGGTGCGTGTCGCGCCGGCGGCGACCAGCTGGAGCTCGAGGCACCGCAGATCGTTGAGATTGCGGTCGGAGGCCTTGGCCTTTTCGTCGACGGCGACTTTGTCGGCCGACAACAAGGCGTCGGCGAAGCCGCGCTCGATCGCGATCGAGCCGGACATGTAGGTCTCGGCGTCCATCCACTTGGCAATCGCCTTGGGATCGCTTTCGCTACGCTGGGCGTAGACGTCGACCATGGCCGCGTCGAACGGCTCCAGGAAATCGGCGGTCTCGCGCATGTCGTGGCGATTGCCAACGGCGATGACCCAGCAGTTGTGGATCATGAGGAACGACGCCGCGCCGATCTCGATCGTGTCGCCCGCCATGGCCAGCACAGACGCGGCCGAGGCGGCCATCCCCATCACCTTTACGGTGACGGGCTGTGGGTGCTCGCGGAGCACGTTGTAGATCGCGATGCCCTCGAACATGTCGCCGCCGGGCGAGTTGATCTGGACTTCGACCGGGCGATCGCCGATCGCGCGCAGCTGCGAGGCGACCTTCTTGGCCGTGACGCCACCGCCGCTCCAGAAGTCCTCGCCGATGACGTCAAACATGGTGATGACGTTGTCGCCCTGCGCAATCGCGGCGGGCCGGATCCCGGCCGCCTCGTCGGCCCAGCGCTCGAAGACTTGCGGCTTGGTCAGCGCCTGGACGTCCTGGCGCGCCGGCAGCGGCATGGCGCCGGGGCGCGCCTTGGCGAACACACGCCGATCAGGCCTGGTCATCGGGCCGCTTGCCGTCATCGGTTTTATCCTTGGGGGGTGTGGTCGGGGGAGGCGCCGTCGATCGTGCCGGCAGCACATCGCCGCCGGTGATCGGCGGCAGGTCCTCGAGCGCGCGGACCTCATTGACGGTCATCCAGGGGACGCCACCGCCCGAACCGAGCGCGCGGGCGTAGCCTTCGCTGCGGGTCTTCTGGTCGCCGCGCAGCAGAATCCTGGGATCGATCTTGATGAAGAAGCCGGCCTTGCGGTCGGCCTTGGACAGCAGCTGCTGTTTGCAGGCCTCTTCCCACATCACGTGAAGGTCTAGGCCGGTGTACTGGATGAACCCGGTATTCTGCTGCTCAAGGCCGGTGCCCCAGCTGGTCGACTTCTCGGTGTCGCCCAGGAGGAAGGGCGGGACGCCGTAGAACATCGCGATGTCGGTCCTGGAGAACCGGCGACCTTCCAGGAACTGCATGTCGGCGGCCGAGAACATGCCGGTCGCGTAGTCGAGGCCATCCTCGAGGATCAGCAGCTTGCCGGCGTTCTCAGGCCCGGCGTTGTTGGCGTCGAGATCCGCCTTCAGGCGCTCATAGGCCTCGTCGCTGAGGCTCTTGCCAGCGGGCAGCTTCACGGCGCCGCCGGCCAGGACACCGTTCTTGAACATGCGGCCGCCGGCGGCCTGCATGGTCATAGAAAGGCCGAGGGCTTCGCGCGCCGCTTTCAGGACCCCGATGCCGCGGATGCCGTCGATCGAGAACCCGCGAAGATGGAAGACTTCGTCCTGGGCCAGCTTCACCACCCGACCCTTGCGGGTCGTGAAGGTGTAGCTGAGGGTCATGTCGTCGTTCTGGACGACCTGCATCCGCTCGGGGTCATCGAGGGGCCAGAGCTCGATGACACGGCCCAGCGACGTGATCTTCAGGGCGAACGCATCGCCCTTGTTGACCACGTGGGCGGTCATCATCTTTCGGAAGGTCGATGGCGTCTGCCAGCCGTTGGGACGTTCGGTCAGGACTTCGCGAAGGGAATGGTCGCTGGCGGCAAGCCGGGCGGTCTCGCTGACCCGTTTGAAAACGTCGATCGGGAAGTTGCCGCAGATGCCGGCCAGCAGCAGTGTGCTGCGCCAGGCCGTCGAGATCCCCATTGTCGACGTCATGTTCACGACGGCGCCTGAACTGGCGACGCTGCCGCCGCGCAGCAGCTGCTCGAGCGCGGGATCGTCTAGATCCTGGATGTTGATCGCCACGCCTTCGGAGCGGACACGCGATGGAGCCGCCTGGGCGGCGCGGCCGCCAAAGCTGAATAGGTCTCGTAAGCCCATGCGGCCTCCTCAGAGACGCCGCACGCCGCGGCTTTCGTAGACGGATCGAGTGGGCTCGAGGAACGGGGCCAGGGCGGCGCCCATGGCCATGCAGAGCGCGACGGCGGGGTCGATCCGCTGCGTCGCCTTCTGTTTGGACAGCCAGCGGTTTTCGAGGGCGTCCTTGTCGGTGGCGGCCGACATGCAGGCGCTGATCAGCACTGGGCTGATCCGCAGGCGGATCCGGCCGTCGATGATGGCCTGCTCCAGGGCCAGCAATGAGCCGGGCATCCAGAGACCTTCAGGCGGCGGCTCGCCAGCGGCCTTGGCTCCCTGCAGCTGGACCTCGTGCGCGGGACCCTTTTTGCGACCCGCCTGCGGATGCTCGACCTGGAGGAGCTTGAGCCCGATCGTGTCGAGCTCATCGGAGAACTGCCGGTAGCTATAGCGGTCGTAGGCGAGCGCCTTGATCTCGTGCTTCAAATCCAGCGCGGCGACGTGCACCGCGACATGGTCGAAACGAACGCGGGGGCCGTCGATCTTTCGAAGGTGCCCCGAGGCCACCCACTCTTCGTAGGGGGCGCTATCGGCCAGGGCCCGGGCCGCGAGGGTGTCACCAGGCGTCCAGGCCTCGATCCAGGCATCGAACGTCGGCAGTGCGACCTCACTGCCGTCCTCGCGGACCATAGTCTTGGTCCCGGTCTCCACGACCGCCGCCAGGGCGGTGAGGTCTCGGGTGCCGGACAGGTCGAGACCAAGGCTGATCTTCTTGCCTTCGTGCTCGGCCGGATCGAAATCGGCGAGCACCTTTTCCAGGGTCTCGCGCGAAATCCACGCCTCGTCGGAGTCGGTCCAGACGCAGAAGTGAAGCCGCAGGATCCCGTTCAACTTGCCCGGCATCGCCTTGGCCTGGGCGACAACGCCGGCCAAGTACTCGCGGCTGAGAATGACATCGAGGAGCGGATTGGGCTTGCACCAGCAGGTCGGATCCTCAAGAGGGTCATCGCCTGGATCCAGCGCGCAGATGAAGACGAACGTGTCGTCGTCCAGGACCTCTCCGACATAGGTGAAGGCCGCATCCGGTGTCCGGGTGCCGGCGGCGACCCGCACTCCGTGCTGGTGCTCCTCGTAGCAGTAGCTGTTTCGATCCGAGCCGCTGTTGGTGAACATCGCCAGCAACGGCTGCAGGCGGAACTTGAACCCGCGCTCGACCATCTCGACGGCGTCGCGGTTTGGATATTCGTGCACCTCGTCGGCAAGGCCGCAGTGCGGCCGCGGGCCAGAGCCCTTCTTGCCGGCGTCCTTCGAGATCGGCCGCATGAACGAGGCCGTCGCGTGATGCGCGATGTTGTACTCTTTGCCCTCGCCGCCGCTGAACTTCAGGCGCTTCTTGAGCGACGGCGCCTTCTTCACCATCTTCACCGCGTCGGCGAAAAGGATCCCGGCCTGTTCCTTCTTGGCCCCGATCGCATAGATCTGGGCGCCGGCCTCGCCGTCGGCCGTCATCATGTAAAGACCGATGCCGGCGGCGAGCGGTGACTTGCCGTTGCCCTTGCCCTCCTCGTCGTAGAAACGACGGAAACGGCGCAGGCCGGTCTTGGCCTTCTTCCAACCGAACAGCGATCCCAGACGGAATGCCTGGCTCGGGTGCAGCTTGAAGGGGATGCCCTCGAACTGTCCCTCGGAGAGCTTCAGAACGTTCTCGAACCAGCTCCAGACGTGCTTGGCGGCGGCCAGGTCCCACTTCAGGCCGCGATCGGAGCCGTGCACCAGGTCGTCGAGATGCCGCCTGCAGGCGTTGCGGACGTGCGGACCCTGGATGACCCGGCCCGCAACGACGTCGGCCGCCCAGCTGGTGGTGCGGTCGCCGTCGTCAATCAGCTCCTGGACTAGATCAGTTTGGCTTCCGGCCAGGCGGCGGCGCGAAGAACGCGCTGTCGTCGTCCTCTTCGTCATCCGGCTGGGCCACCTTTGACTCGTCGGCAGGTGTGGCGCCCAGCTGCGAGAGGCAGCGCCGGAGTTCCTGCATCTTGGCCATCGAGATCGAACCGAGCTCGAGCTCCGCCCGCAGCATCGAGGTCATCATCACCAGCATCCGGTGCGATTCCTTGAGCCAGGGCAGTTCCCGGACGGTCGAAGCCCAAGCCTTCTTCTGCAGCGGGTCCATCCACGAGGGCGGGGCGCCGAGGCCTGCGACGCCTTTCGGCGCCGCCCTGCCCGTGTGGCGACCAGGGTTCTTCACGTCGGCGCCGGAGGCCTTCGCCTTCGCCACCGGCGTCCTAGGACGCGGCATCGACCCCTCGATTCTGAATTGTGGATGCGTACAGATTGGGTCATCGCCGGTGTCGGGGCGGATCGGCCCAGACTTTGCCCCCCGGGGTGGGGTCGGCCTGCCCTCTCCGTGGCCCGTCAGGGCCGGGAGCGGTTGGCCCGGTGGCGTGGATCAGTCGGCCATCCACCGCCATCTACGGCCGGGCTAAAGCCTCGCCGCTCTTCCCGCTGGATCGGGCCGTCATGACAGGGCTTGCAGACGCTCTCGAGGTTCCTCGCGCAGAAGAACAAAGCTCGGTCGCCGCGGTGGGCCACCTTGTGATTGGCGATGCTCGCAGGAACTAGGACGTTGCCGTGGGTGGCACGACAACACCACGGCTCGGCCTGCAGCTGGGCCTTCTTCAGCGCGCGCCACTCAGGCGTCCAGTACATCGCCCGATAGAGGGCGGCCTGAGGGCTGCGAGCGTCGCTCTTTCCGCTCATAGCTTACGCTATAGTCCGAGGCTTAGGCGGAGACAGGTGAACCTCTAATTCCATCACGAGCGGGATACCCGCGACCGCGCCAGCGAGCTGGAAGATCCATCCCGCTACCCACGCCCGTGCGCGCATGCTGGTCTGTCCGGTGATACGGATCCGAAGGTGTTCACGTACCAGCGATCGGGCGCTCGCCTTAACCGTAGCCACGCTCAGTCGACCTCGACGCCCGCCGCGATCAAAGCTTCTGCGTTGATAGCGAGACGGCGGTCGATCTCAGCGACGACGGCCGGTCGGACGGCGGCCGACATGGTAGCCTCGTCATAGTTCATCAGGCCCTGCGGACCGCCGAAGGGCTGGAAGCCTTCCATTGGCACCACGACACGGATCGTCCGATCGAGCGCGCCGAGTCTCTGCGCCTGCAGGCAGTGACGGGTGTCGACCAGGTCGCGCACCCTATTGAAGGATGAAAGCTTCATCGTTGCCTCCGGTTAGGCGAGCAGGTCGCCAAGGCGTCCGAACACGCGAGCCGCGCGATCCGTCTCTGCCTTGTGAGCCTCAGCGGTGGCAGCTTCAGCGGCGGCGAGCGCCACGGCGCAGTGATGGCGGCGCCAAGCTGCCTCAGCCTGTTGGTTGTTGAAGGCGATGACAGCCTTCATGCGATCGGCCGCTCGGCTGAGCTCCACGATCGCGTCGTCGACCGACGCCGGCGCGATAAACAGGCCGAGCGCAGTTCGGGCGAAGGCAACCAGTTCAGCCTTAGCCGGCAAGCGAAGAATCTTCATTCGGAGTCCTGGGGTTGAGACGATCACGAGATCGCGGTCTGGGACGCCGCAGCGGCATCGAGGGAGATGTGCTCCCACTTGTCCTGCTGCGTCGGTCGGGTGTGAAATCTCAAGTACTTGACCGTGCCGGCGGGCCTCTCGGCCTTGACGATCGCGTCCATGGCGCGCTTCCAGCGCTCATCCTCGACCTTGTACTTCCGGAGGCGCAGCAGGGCGCCGCGGTTGATCTGGCCGGCCTTGTCCACGCTGAAGGCATCGAGGACCATCGCCTGCAGGATTGGGGCGCTCTCGCCCACCAGCTCGGTGAGATATTCGTCGATCAGGCTCTTAGCGGTCTGCAGCTGCGGCCCGTAGACGAAACGGTCCTGGACCTGGACGAGGACGCGTTTCAGGCCGTCGTAGGACGCGAGGGTAAGGTTGCCCTTCGCGCCGCCCTTCTTGTCGCCGTACGTTTCGGCGAGGACGCCTTGCAGGGCCTCGATCTCTTCGAAACCCTTGGCGATCATCTCGCCGATCTGTTCGGCCAGGGCCTCGACCTTGGCATGAAGTTCGCGGACCAGCTGGTCTTCCAGGAGGTCCTGCTCGTCGACCAGTTCGAAGCGAATGAGGCGACCCTTGCTGTCGCTCATGTAGACGTGGCCGCCGGGACCAATTTCTTGACCAGGCGCAAGACCATTAGCGTCGGACATCGGGCGCCCTCCAAGTCGTAGTGGGTTTGTCGATCGGCCGCCTGCGGAGGCGGCCAGCCAGTCGGCGCAGCCTGGTCACCAACTCGTCTTTCACGACGTGAAACTGCTCCGGATCCGCTCGCTTCAGTGTCCAGCGATTGACCAGGTCGGCGAGAGCATCCGCTTCCACCGCCTCGTCCGGATCGGTCATTTGCCCGCCTTGATGAAAGACGCCGAGCCCTCGCCCGCCTTGACGTGCAGATAGCCCGTCGTCGTCGCCAGCGATGCGTGGCCCATGCTCGCCTGCAGAACGTGCGGCTTGCAGCCGTTGTCGAGCGCGTGGCTCGCGTGGGAGTGGCGCAGCCAGTGCGGCGACGCCGCGCCATTCACGCCGGCGCGGCGCGCGGCGCTCTTCACGGCGCGATGGACGGCCGCGCGATCGAGCGGGCCGCCGTCGCGGGCGGGGATGACCGGCGCATCGGGACGGGCCGCCGGCGACAGCGCGGCGAGCTCGCGCCACAGGTCGGCGGGTACGACGACAACGCGGAGCTTGGCACCCTTCCCCAGGATGCGCGCCTCGCCGCCCTTGCGGTCGCTGCCAGTCATGTCGCGCCAGCGCAGATCGCACGCCTCCGACGCGCGCAACCCGCAAACGTAGAGGAGCAAGAGCAACGCCCTGCGGCGGCTGTCGGCCGCTACGCCGATGAGCCGAGCAACCTCGGCCTGGGTGAGGATCCGCGCTGCCGTCGTGGCCTGCGCCTTCTCGACCTTGAGCGCCACGCCCGGGTTTAGGGTGAGATAACCCATCCGCGTCGCGAAGCTGAGGAGCGACTTCACCGACGCGGCGCGCCGCGCGCGGGTGGCGCGAGACGCATCTGGCGATGCGGCGTCCCAGTCCTGCAGGTCCGCGAGTGTGACCTGGGCCAGCGGCTTGCCGCAGAAGGCGGCGAAGCGGCGAACATCGGCCGCGTAAGCGACGGCCGTGTTGGGCTGTCGGCCGTGCAGCCACATGCGAACAACCATGTCGTCCTGGCTAAGCATCGGAGCGGGAACAGTATTCATCCCACCTCCTCGGCTCAGAGACCGCTACATAACTGTGATTATGTACGCGGCTGGACGGGTTATTTGACGTTTCACCCGTTCAGAGAGGCACTTATTGTGCGGTTTCACGTCGGGTTATTTGATGGTCCGCAGGCCGTGCGTCAGGCGGCTCAGGCGGGTTCGCGAACGCTGCTGGATCACCCGCGGTCATGCCCGCGCGGCGTCTCAGCCCTGTATCGCCGCCGCTGCGGATTGCTACGCCCCGCCGGCCCGCTGCCGACTGCACGGAGGCCAGGGTTTAACCGCGGCCAGGGCTTGTGGTGTCGCCGATCGGCGAAATGGTGGGTGCCGGCTCGGCCCAGCTGGGGGCATATCCCAGCGTTAGAGGCCCGCGGCTTTCGCCCTGGGCCGGCCGGCGCATCCGATGGCCGCGGACAAGGTCACGAGCGGCCGCAGGACGGGGCGCATGTTTCCCTGGCGGGGCCCATCTCCGCCAGGGCGCCGGTTTCACACCTCTGGGCGGCTACCGGCAAATTCATCCGCGAAACGCACCAGGTGCGCGCGCTTGAGCACCTGCAGGATCCAAGTACTTGGCAAGGATCGTGCGCGCTGGCTTGCAGTCGGTCCTAATCAGGCAGGATTCGAACCTGCGGCTGCCGCCTTTTGCCACCGTGCGCGGTGATTGACGGTAGCTGACGCACCAGAGGGTTTAAGCCACTCACCCACTGCTCGGACCGGCCAGCTGGAGCCGCCGTTTAGACTGAAAGCCAGAAATCTGGCTTTCGAGAAGGGTTCTTATCGGCGCCTAGGAAGAGGTTCTCGCGCCGATGTCGGCTAGGGCCAGCGGAAGCCCCGGAACAACGGCACCATGAACCGGTGGCCGGTGCGAACTTGCACGAGGTCCCCGTCCGGGTGTTCCCAAACGTCGTACACATCGTTCCCCAGCTCGGCGCGCTTCAGGTAGCCCATGCGATGGGCTTCCACGATGTCGTAGGCTGAGGGTGTCGGTTCGCTCGGGTCGAACATGAAGGCCAAAGATGCCTCCGGTCCAGATC